CAATGACAAAATTTATTTTATTAATGTTAGTTTGTAGCGGAATTCCAGGTAATGACTGCAAACCTATACCCACACCCATAGAAGAATTTAATACCTATCATGAATGTATTTATTTTGGTTATGATTATTCTAGTATTTTATTGAAAGAAATGACAGCAGCAACAGTAGACGAATATCAAATGTATACTAGGTTTGATTGTAAGGCTGATAAGATAATTTAATTCATATTACCTAAGCGCCATCCTGATCAGGGAACTCTGACGCTATAGGTGGTACACCCATTGCTACCTTGCGGTCATCGCTAACGTACAGGGAAATGCCAGAGGCAAGATTTGGACGCTGGTTGTACACTTACTGATTCTCAAATTTTATTTACATATGCAACCATAGAAGTAACCGCTTCCATCGTTCATAACATGTAAGTTTAAAGTATCTGCATACTCTGTTAACTTTACTCTCAGTATCTCGCATAGATCCATGCAATCTACTTTTACCAACAAAGACATATGTTCCATCATCTGCTTTGTGACAGGAACTAATTGATACAATCCGTCGTTTTGTATTATTAGGTCCATTACTTAAAAACATTTGTAATGTGATTAGCTTTCATTTCTTTTCTAATCTTCCTGTTAGCTTCACCATGAGTTGTACCTAAACTTATAATCTTATTTATACTCGGTGCTTTTAATTCTGCATCAACTCCATAAGATCTCCATGCTTTTTTCATTAGATTTAATTCTAATAAAAATGTAGACCACTGGCTTTGTGATGCACCCGTTACATTTATTGTTACTGTTTTCATATTTCTTCCTTTCATTCTTTCTATATAGGATACTAGAGGATGTTTGTCAACCCCCACCTTTATATCTTTTAGTACGTTTTTGACGTTTTTCTGACTTATTTAATGATTTTTTATGTTTCCGTGGTCCACGTTTCTTGGGTTTATCACGAGGTGTATAGAATTTAAAACTTTGTTTAGCCACTATTTACCAACTTTTTTAAGTGCTTTCTTGTGTGCTTTTGTAAATGAATCACCTTTTTTCATATCAGTTTTCATTTCTTTCATATGTTTTTTACTGTGATGTTTACTATGCTTTTGTAGTTTCTTTTTTTTATCCATCTTTCCATTCCTTTACAAAGTGTGTTTTGTTATCTTTACGTGAAGCCATAATAGGTAAATAAGTTATCTTTCCATTTACATGTTGTTGTAGATCTGATCCACAATTCATACATCTATATAATTCAGGAGTTAAACCAACTAACATTGTATACTCTTCACATGTCGGACACTTACCATTAACTATTTCTGCTGATACTTTCATTATTGTTTTTATACTATTTTAATATAAGTTTTACAATTGATTTCTCACCCATGTAAATCTCTGTCTCTGCTTTCGATTTTATACATTGATAGTCTATACGATTTGTACTTGATCTCATTGCAATACGTTTAGCTTTTAAACAAGTAGACATAGAGTCTTGTATTCTATGTTCTTTTATTTCACCATTAACTATCATCAACAACGCTATCACTATTTCAGTCATGACTACCACTACCATTAGCTCTAACTTTATCTTTCAATTGTTCTACATCAGTTAATGCTTTTTCTAGTTGCGCTTTTAAAAATTCTATATTAACCTTGTTCGTCATGTTTTGTTCTTGAGTTATCTCTAACTTCTCTGTTGTCTTGTATAAATCTTCTATCAACATGTATTGTTCCTGGTCCGTGGGCAGTTGTTCACTCTTCTTGAGTAAGTCCGCTTGAAACAATTCTCTTGATGTCTCTAATGATGTCAGTCTAGCTGTAATCTCGGTGTATGCAAACACGCCCGCTACGACACCGGCGATGATCATTAGCATGTTTTTGACAGGCATGCTTACAGATGTGTTTTCACTTATCTTCATTTTTCAAGTTTTGGTATAGGAAGTATATAGTCTTTTGGTGGGATTTTCAATTTGCTTTTACTAGGTCCTATGATCTTATCACCCATTAAAGTGAGGTCAGGGTTATCTTTTTTGTACCCATCTTTCATATTATCCCAAAGACTCTTGTCATCTGAGGGTCTGTTATCTAATTTAACTGGAGTTACACCGGTACACTTCGATACTAATAATCTAAAATTTTCATTCTGTGCAAGACTCGGATTGTTATTAACTCTACCACACATTTTCATTAACTCTAGCTGCTGTTTGAGTTCCATATTTTCCTGCTGTACTTGTCTAAATTCTTTTGTACAAGCTGAACCTAGTTGATGTCTCCATCTTATTGTTGCTCTGTAATTTTCATCATCATTATTATAATTGTTGGTATCATAATAATGATTGTACCTACCATTTCTATCTTCTTTTTCAATAGATGCCTCTACACTACCAGTGCTACAAGTATTAGTTCCGTTGTTAAGGTATTCGTTTTTAGGATATGCTGGTTTTGCAAACATAGTTAGACCTATGAATAATAAAATCAATATTGCTGTAAATCTGTAACTCATCCTGCAATACTCCATTGTTCATAAATCCTATCTATTTAAATCTTTAATATCGTAGCTGTGTTCTCTAACCTGGTCTGCTAGTTGTCTATATAAATTTTCTGCCATTTGCCATGTAGACTCCGCAGAAGTTAATCTTGTATTTTGATCTGTAATTTTTTCTTGAGCTGCAGTTAAATCTCTTTGAAGATTTACAATTTTATTTTGATTATCATTAATTGTATCTGTTAAATTAACAATATACTTAACGCCCGTAAATGTTCCGAAAAGTACAGAAGCTATTACGGGCACTAATACAAAATTCTTTTTAAATAATTCTGCTATATTCATTATTTAACGATGTAAGCTACAACAAGAATAGCAACTACAAGACATTCGATCTTGTGGTCTGACCAGTAATGCATAGCTTTACTTTTTAATTTATTAATCATTTTTTTTCTCCTCGATTTCATAGAAGAACTTGTCGGTATCTTCAGTACGCCAAGCCCTGCTATCTTCTACATTCCATTCAGAAGTCTGCACTTTCCAGTCAGGAGTACTATCTTTCACCGTGAAAGAAGGTAGGTCCCATATACATCTGTTGTTAGGTTGTGCTGCAAAATTACCATCATCTAAGGCAATAATGTGAGCGCACTTATGTTCGTGCGGTATCTCTGAATGATCAGTGTCTAGTATATTACTATCTGGATGTGCAAAGTCAACGGTAAATAAATATTTACCTGGGTGCCATTTTTTATCTTTTCCGATATACTTACCGGCTTGTCCATCTAAAATATCCCAACGATTGACAGAAGGATAATAAGAAAAACTATTCCAGAGCTGTAGTTCATCAAGTCGTCTTGTGGGCACTCCGGATGCATCAAATCCCTTTTGAATAAACGCGCTAATTGGTAGGCGATAAAATATTGCACCGTTTTCCATAATAGCATGAAATAATATAGCACGACCTGTAAGAGCGCTAAGACCAAACACAATGCAGTCTTCAACTTCTCCATGATGTTTTTTACAATCATATAAATACTCTCTTCTTATTTGTGCATAGGTTGCTGGTATGTTTGCATTTAAGTAAGCCATAATTTATCCTCATTTTATTGTACCCCAATTAGGACCAGATTCATAGTCCACCTTATTGGGTACTTCTAATTCTACTGCAGACTCCATAATATCTTTTATCTTATCTGCATTACCATCGACCGATATATCAAGTTCATCATGTACTTGTATATGCGGTATGATACCTTCCTTGTACAGATCAACCATAGCTTTTTTAGTCATATCAGCTGCTGATCCTTGTATTAATTTATTTAATGCTTTGTATGTAAAAGCACGTTTAATCATATTGGGTCCATGTTCTCGTTCAGCTTCTTCTTTGGGTAAAGCTTTGTGTACACCAAAATGTCTAGGCTCCCACAAATTAAATCTACATCTACGTCCAAGGTGAGTTCTAACTCTACCTTTGTCTTGTGCTCTACGCATTACACTTTCCATTAACATTTTAACAAAAGGTACTTTGTCATGATACGTTCTAAACAAATCTTCTGCATCTTCTTTAGATACACCAAGCTCTGCTTGTAATTTATTTTTACCCATACCATAAAACAAACCAAGGTTGATTGTCTTAGCTTGACTTCTTGGAATGTTAGCCATGTCAGCTACAATCCTGTGAAAGTCTGTGTCTGGTTCATCATTGTATGCATCTAAAACTTCCCCTACACCATAGAGTCCATCAAGACTGGCATAGTGTGTAACAAGACGTGGTTCTTGTTGTGAGTAGTCAAAGCAACCCCAAGTGTGTCCTTCTTCTGGAATAAACAAACTCCTGATCCGTGGTCCAAGTTCCTTGTTCCGTGCAGGAATCTGCTGTAAGTTTGGATTGTTGTAACTGAATCGTCCTGTTACTGTACCACCTTGATCGGATCTAATTTGATTAATCTCTGCATGGATACGACCTTTGTGTGAATGTTTTAATATTGTATCTATAAAAGTTGTGTGTGATTTATTAATCTCTCGTGCATGTGCTATGGCTTTTGCAACAGGATGTGTTTGATTCTGTAACCAATTTTTAGTGAAGCTTGGTGCTTCAGTTTTTAAAGTTCGTTCGTAAGGTAATTTTAATTTATCAAATACTTCGGCTATTGATCTTGCAGCCCATATCTGTACATCGATACCTGTTACTTTTTTAACTTCTTGTAAACATTTCTTTTCATCTGTTACTAATTCTTTTTTTAATTTGTGTGCTGCATCTACATCTACACGTACTCCTAAGAATCTCATGTCAACAAGACATGGAAATAATTCTGTTTCAAGATCAAAGATAGATTGTACATCTTCATCTAGTATTTCTTTTTTCATTTCTTGCCATAGTTTTAGAGTCAACACTGCATCTTGCTCGGCATATTCTCCAACATACATTGCAGGCAGTTTATACATTTCAGACTTAGCATCTATGCCCCAATGCGCTGCAGTTTCCTTTAATACAGCCTCGTTTTTGCCGATTCCAACGTAATCACGACCCAAACTACCTAAATCATATCGAAAGCGATTCTCGTCTACGAGAGAGCCAGCAATCATGGTATCTACTATTCTACCCTCTATTTTAAGGCCCATAGCCCTAATCCAACATACATCGTACATTGCATTGTGAAATATTTTAATAGCAGGTGTTTTTAATACATTTGTAAACCACTTCATAACCATTTTAATATCCATGTTACCACCGCCTTCGTGTGCGATAGGATAATATCCAGACCAACCTTCTACAGCTACAGCTATTCCAACTACATTACCATTACCAACAACTGAACCAGATCCTTTTGATTTTAAATCTGGGTCTTTGGTTTCTAAGTCAATTGCAATCTCATCATACTTTGATAAGTCTGGAAAAGATTCTGGTGGTACCCACTCAGTTTGAGGTTTAAATACAGGTTTCATGAATAGTCTCTTTCTAAAATCATTTCTAAATAATGTATTGCTTTATTTATGTCTTCTTCTTTCCCCTTTGACTGATGTCGACATATATATTTTATAGCATTACCTTCTGCAAAAAGCAATTTATTTTCGTTTATAAACTCTGCAGGTTGTATCTTCATTTGTTTATAATGTTTTCCACCAACTTGATTGTCTAGTGAATCGTATGTTGCTTTTTTAAATAGGTCTTTGTTTGTCATAGATTGTATGCCTTCTTTGTTTGTGGTTCGATTATATATAAGTTTTTCTCTGTTCTTGTGCAGGCAACATAAAACAATCTATGTGTATCATCCGGATCTTTTTCATAATCAATGAATGCTGCATTAGCCAAGTCTGTTATTACAACTACGTTTTCTCTTTCATTACCCTTAACGCCATGTATTGTTGATATACTAATTCTAGGA